GTTCCAACAACTGGGGAATCGCCAAATAATTCCTTCAGCATACGCGGCCAATCCTTAGGATTCGTGCCCTTGATAAACCAAGAACGACCGTCGACACGACTTTTCGTGCCAAAGGTTTTCTTGTCGATAGCCCAAACTAATGCAGCCCACAAAACTTTCGATTCATCGCTGGGACTATTGATCCCACGCGGCATTTTGGGCTTCATGTAGGCTTCGAACTTGATGAAAGACTTGCTTTCAAAGAGGCCAGGGTATATTTTGCACAAATGCGAGTGCAATTTCTTGAGCCTTATCTTCCTGGCCTGATTGTAAGGTAAGCCAGCCAATACTTCATCAAATGTTGGCACTTCGGCATCCTCCAACGGTGTGAAAACAGAAGTAATGAACGATTTTGCAAAAACAGAAAAATTTTGAATGATGGGTTTTTGGGTTTTTGGCATCTCACGCGCAACTCTCGAAACTGCCGCACATATCTGGTTGCCAACAGAGTTGCCATCGGGATAGTACCCGAATACCAGCGGGCGGTCGAGTTGCGGATCGACGAAACAACAATTTTCTTTGAAAAAACAAGTTGGTTTCCTCGGCACATCAATCTCCTTCACCTTGATGTGCATACTAGGATCTGGATCGTTCAGTGTGATTCTGAAATCGCCCGCTGAATAGCCCCAGTACAGGTTGGGCTGACCTGACTGGGCCTCACGTTTCCCACCATGCCCTTCTGGACGCGGTCACTGATGGATTTGAAGGCTTGGTACAGCAATGCTGGACCAACTTCCATCTTACGCACGCGGTGATTCACAGCTTGCGTGTAACCGGTTCGACGGCCACAGAGTTCAAACTCTTGTTGAAGCGTCATGGTGCCAGCAACGGTACAGGCCGTTGTAGTGTGTAAGTCCACCAAGACTTTCTGTGTAATGTGTTCAGAGATGGCCCTCTTCTTGCTGCTCGTATCTGAGCCGAAGAGCCTTGGGTGCAACTGGATCACGTCGATTTTCGCAACGTGCCAATCCGCAGGCCCCCTGAATACCGTCGTGGCAACAAGTGGGTATCGTTGATCGCCATCACCGATGGTCAAAGCGTCTAAATCGCTTTGATCAAGGCCATGGCTAGGACGAATCGGGAAACCGTC